TATGAATCCAACACCAGCAGGATTCAAGGGAACCCAATACCCATCAGATTCTTCTATGAAACTAACGGGAGTCATAAATCCACGAGACTTCATAGGCAGTATGTCTTCTTGCCACCTGTTCCTATAATATTCTGTGCGGTCAGCACCAGACCACATTACACCCACAACTATATCTTCAGATGGGACACCATGAGACATCAATCTTTGAAGAGTGTTGAGAACACTCATCATTATTAGATTGTTCCCTATCGCGGGAAACGCACAATTCAGATTGACAAAGTTCATCAGTTCGCACGTTGCTTCTGGCCATGAATCATAGATCATAGAGGTTGTAAAAGAACAACCACCAGAAACAAGATACTTTTGTTCTGGCAACTTGTCTGGGATTTCTATATACTGTTCCTTCATTCTACATGCTGAGCCTCAACATACAGGGTTTGCATGACAGATGTTAGTTTGTCCTTATCCAAATCCGTCACTGTATTATGTATATACTCACGCAGCAATGTCATGGTATCATCCACTTGCAACTCTACCTCACCTACTGCCTCATCTTCAAATTCAGAGAAGTCTTCGATGATTTTCAATTCTACACAGTTACAAGTATACAGGGAATCTACCAGTTTGTCAAACTTTAAAAAGTTTTCCTTCTTCACTACGATCAACTTAACACATGCACCCACAACTTCAGTCAAATCAAATTGACTTTGACCATCAACATCGTTGTAGAACAATTTGTGGAACATACGAAAAGGATTCTGTTGAAAATCTAGTTCGTTAGTTTCCGTATCATAGATGTGAAACCCTCGGTCATCTTGAAAATCAGACCAAGTAATTTCGTAAGGATTACCGAGGTAAGTAACATTATCACGAGAACTGCGATGATGAAAATGCCCACTACAAACCAAATCAAAATGCTTAAAGGGATCGTGATCCATTCCGTGATCATTTGGAACACCCTTGTACATCTGAAAGCCAGTGAACTCAAAGTGTCCGAAACAAACTTTGGCATCAGTCTTAGCAACAGCGTCCATAGTAGATTTATAATTGTCACTACATATCCACGGAACAAATAAAATTTTTCTTCCATCTAAATCCATCTCCGAAACCTCTGGATATATTTTGATGTTGTCGTACTCCTGCAACAACAAATCCAAAGAGTTTACATCGTTAGTGTTTTTGAAATAAGTATCATGATTGCCTGGGATCATGTGCATAGTCATACCCAGACGATGTGCTTGGTCGAAAAAATATTCTTTGCATGATTTCAGCGTATTGTAGTTGATAAACTTTCTGCGATCAAACACATCACCCAAGTGAACAATGGTGTCAATACCCTGTTCCTGTAGAGAAGGGAAAAAGAAGTTGTCATAGAATCGTTTGAAGTATCCATCAAACGCGAGACTGTCTGACCTAGCACCAAAGTGCGTGTCAGTAATTAGTGCAACCTTCATGCGATAGCCCTGTTCATTTTGTGAGCAAAGATGTCATAGTATCCACCCTTAGATAGTAGCACACCCTCATAGTTCTTTCTGTATTCAGAAAGTTTATTTGCCATAACTGTTGGGTTCTTCAGCTCGATAACCTTTTCTTTGAAATCTTCAAAGTCCTGCACCCGTTGCCAGTCATCAATATTATATGTATTATTCTCATCATAGTTCTGGTAAACAAAAGGAATCATGCCAATCGCCAATGCTTCAACATATCTTGAAGTGGTGGCAGTAGGGTCTTTCCAGTTGAAACAAAGTGTTGATCGGCAGGGTTCTAGTTTTGGATATAACTGATTCCAATCTTTGATCCAAGCAGATTGTCTTTGCATACCAGAGGGAAACCCACCAATCAAAACAGTGGAAATGTCTGGGTCTCTGTAAATCTTTCGCAATACTTTGCCACGATCACATCCATCTTTCATTCGACCCCAATAACCAAAGTCGTGATTGTGTGTTCGTCCAAACATTTCAGATATTGCATTTTCAAATCTATCACGAATAAAATGATACTTCATTCCGTGGATGTTGCCTGGAAAATCAATTTCATCTATGACAACAAACTTTTTGACGTTTGGTAAAAAACTCCTATAGAGTTCTTCGGTATCACCCCTGTCACTTCTCCAAATGATCACGGTCTTACCTTCAAAGAAAGGTGCGATCTTTTCAATATGAGACTGAGATTTTGCCAAGTCTTTGGGGTTCATCTGCAACTCTCCGTGATACCTAAACTCACTGTCACTTGGAATCACAATAACATCTGCCCACTCAATAGACTCCGGTGTGCGAACCGGCCGAGTGTTGTCAAAAGAGATGTTGTATGTGTCATACTCATACTGCGGATTGTTTTTCATCCACTGCACATAATTTTCCAAGAAACTATCCAACACAGTTTCCAATGGGCCATTGTATTTTACATTTGACCGCAATCTAGCACATGTAATCTTCATCGTATAATATCTATCTTATCAATTGTATCATGATTCCACACTTCCAAGTCTTTGCGGATTCTACCATCCGACATGAGGTTGTTGTGGCGTTTGGTTGCAAGTTTTTTCCACCACTTGATAATCTCGGGCAGTTCAAACCTGTCAAAGTTCTCAGCCTTCTGAAGTGTATCGGTCTTGCCAAGCAAGACATCTCTCACGTTAGAGTATCCATACTCTGACATGTAAAATCTTTTGTTTGTTGTCACATCAGTAGACTGCTTGATCACATCACAGAATTTATTGTACTCATCGGTATCATGTTCTTTCAGAGATGCTTTGATAATCTGAATCATTTTTGTCTGGTACTTTAGTTTTCTACTAGAAGCACCCTTGTGAATCAGTGGTTCGCCATCATTTCTTTCTTCAAACCAATCTCTGAGATGAAAGTAAATATCTTCTCCCATAGTCAACAAGAAAGATGACATGGTGTCACCCTTGTATCGTAGGAACGGACGCATACCATCATACATGGATGCACCCTTGATGTTGCCATACAGGGATGTTGTCTCAAACAAACAAAACTCGGTATCATATTTTTTGTTCAACATCCTACGCACATCATGAGAACAACAGATCGCGGCCATCAACTTACCCCCAAGATAGTTGAAACCAAATGGTTGTACCGGAACAATGTTGAACCCCATGATTGCACGTTGATTAAAAATGCCAAGATCGGGAACGCCGCCAAGATACTCGTTTCTGGGTTTAGAGTTGATGAGGGGGGAACCCATCTTGATAAACCCAACTGCTTTGTTAGAGTTAGTCTCCTTCACAATAAGTTTCAGAGTTTTTCCTGGCGCCTCGTCGGGGGAGAACGATGCTGTCATTTCTAACATCTGATCAAAGATTTCGTTGTTCATTTGAACAACTTCAAAATCCAAGTCATCTGGCGGCGTTTCCCAATCTTGAAACATGTCATCTTCCACGCTCATACCAAAGAGAGGGGGAGGCAATTGCTTCACCCTCTCAATTTTTCTAGCGCGGAAGTAGTCATCAATCCTCTCAAACTTAGAGAAGTAATCGACAACTAGTTTGCTAGCGTAAATAGAATCTTCTTTCGATAGAATCATGCAAACATAAACTCGGGCGTGGGTCTGTTAGTCCACTTTGAAAAGTGTGCTTTGTATTTGCGATAGTATTCTTGATACGCCTCAACAAAGTCATCACGTTTGACATCATCTGGCATTGCCTGCGGTATTTCTTGCAGTGGGCCGTCTGGAATGTTTTTGGGTATGGTTTTGAGTTCTTCGTGAAGTTTTGCCCAAGAACCGTGAACCTTACCATATCGGTGTGTATACTCTGCAGCAAGACTTTCCCACAGACCGTACATCCAGAGGTAGTTGGATGCGGTTGCTCGTACCCAAATGTTTGTCGGGTGATTGATGTGGGAAGCCTTGTACAGAGTATTTTCCATGTGGATATCGGACATTCGCCATCGTTTGATACGGCGATTGTTTTTTGTCCGATCATAGTATTCCTCACCATCCAGTACACGGTGAGCAGTAGACATCAGTTGCGGATACTCAATGTTCATCTTCACAACATGTTTGTCATTGTGAAGTTGTGCGGCCACAGTATAGTCGCGGTCAAGTCCAAATGCGTTCATAATAAAACCCCCTAGTGTTCATTACATTATACAAACAATATATCCAGATGTCAAGGGGCGTCCTTCAGTGCGTCAATTTTTTCTTTTGCAACCTCAATAGCCTCTTTGTCATTGAAGTATTTGGGTCGGCGTTTTGGTAGGGCCTTACCCTCGTTAGCAAACTTCTCATCCTGTTTGTTTGCCTCGTCAGTCTGACGTTTCATGTACTCAAGATACTCAGGGGAACCACCATCTGAGGCCAGTTCGTCCATCATAGTCTGCAAATCCAAACTTTGAATATAACGATACTTTGCATCCAGTTGTTTCTTTTCTTTCTGAATCCTACGCAAGAAGGCATAGTAGGTGATCTGAGTGAAGTATGCAAATGGGTTGGACGATTTGGCGGGATCAAAATGGTTGATGTATGTGATACAATTCTCAATACCATCCAGAATCATTTCCTCTCGGAAGGTGTAATTCACAAAGTTAGACTTGTATGCGAGGTGGTTTGCAATCTTAACAAAACACTCACCAATATAGTTTGACACCCGAGGTGGGTCATCTCCACGTTCTTCCGCCTCAACTCGGGCGGTTCTATATTCAGTCATTGCCGCCAAGAACTCTTTGTTATTAACGTAATGTCTGTTTTGAGTTTTCTGTTTT